CAGCATGTCGCTCCGACAGATCGTGCGATACGTGGCCTGCGGCCAATCCACTCCGACCCTGTAGCTCGTGTCGGGATTCCTGATCGGCACCCAGAGTGAATCCGGAATTGCGCGTTGATCGTTCAGGAAAATTTGGGCAGTCGCGCGGTCCTTCTTGCTCTCGCAGCCGAAAACGACCAGCAGCAGACCAGCGACGAGCATTGTCACAAGGCCAGAATATTGAATCGGTCCCGGCCTCACTTCGTCCTCCGCGTGAACCGCGGCTCCCACTCTCCCGGCGCGACCGGCCACGACGCGGACTCCAGCACCAGCACGATCACGTCGCGCGGGATGTCCAGCGTCACCGACAGGACCGTCGTGTCCTTCGGAAGCGGTGGGTCAATCGTGCAGCCCTCGATGCCGTGACTGAGCACGCTCGTGATGAATCCGCACGAGACGGTCAGCCGCCTCTGGCCCTTCACCTGTTCGTTCATCGGAGTTTCCATCCTCCCCATACGACCGTGGAGTCGAGGTCCTCGAACGCGCCGCGCTCGATCATCCATCGCAGATCGAGATTGAGCGTGCCGTTCAGATAGAGGCTGTGGAACTTGCCCATGTGCGTTTGCAGCTTGACCAACTCTTGCAGTCCGGTCATCCCGCCCACCGGAGTCAGACAGAGCGGGCAGCGTAGTCGGTCATCGCGGACGCCGTGGCTTCGCCTGATCGCGGTCATGTGGACAGCCCTCCCGCCACGTCCGCGATCATCAGCGCGAAGTTCGCGATGTCCGCACATTCCCGACGCACGGCCTTCCGCGTTCTGGCGTTCGGCGCGCGGTTCCTGATGAGCGCCACCGAGAGTTCGTCCACTTCGTCGCGCAGCAGTTGCAGCAGTTCTTCCGACGAGATGGTCTGCCATCCATCGCGGTCGCCCTTGTGCCGGTTCTCGGCGAGCTTCGACTCCATCAGGCGCGCGAACGCCTCCACGTACTTCAGCGTTCCACTCACGGCTTCCTCTGTTCGCGGAGCCAGTCCAGCGTCTGACACACGCGCTGATAGTTGCTGCTCGCGCCGACGCTCTCGCAGTAGTCGAGTCCGCCCGCGCACAGCAGGTTCGACCCGTTTCCAGTTTCGTCCGTCGTCTTGTGGCACATGAAGGTCTTCCCCTGTCGGAGCGACCGCTTGATTTCGGCAACTCGCCCCGGATGCAACGAGCGCCGCAGGTGCAAGCCCGCGGCGCTCTCGGACAACGGACAGTCAGAGCACGGGTGGATCATTCGCCATTGGTGTCCTCGCGGCATCGCGTCTCCTCCTCTTGCCTGCTGGCGGCGTTCGCGGATTCCTTCTTCGATCAGCTCGAGCCCGGCGATGAAGTCGTCGAATGAGCACTTCACTGCCTCGGTGGCTCGGACGATGTCTAACAGCGCCTTCTCGAACTTCGCGAGGTCGGTCTTCTTCATCCGAAGAGCACTCCGTGCAGTTTCTCGTAGCGGTGCTGCTCGGCCTCCGTCGCTTCGGCCAGCGCCTCGTAGTATTCGACTTCCGTGAACACCTGCTTCTCCAGCAGCAGCTTCGCGAGCGCGGCGCAGTCCACGAGCGCCATGTTCACGCCGGTCCGCAGCATTTTCGGCGACGCCGCGGCGACGCCGCATGGTGCTCGTCCGCGTGCGATGCCTCGCCGTGGCTCGCCGCCTGTTCGAGTTCGTAACGCACGCCCGACTGCACCGCGTGGGCCGCGGCCGTGTAGCGCGCCTCCGCCGCTGCGATCCGCACTTCGTCTTTCATGCTCCCTCCTTGGCCTTAGTCCTCTCGTCGCGGAGCCGCTGCGAGTCGGCGATGATCGTCTCCGTCTCTTCGCGAACTGCCTTCAGGTCCTCGATCAGCGCGTTCGCGAGCACGCCGTAGGCATCGCACTCGAATCGGCCGGGCGAGGAGCGCGACACGCCCGAGATACGCTGTGCAAATGCCAGCGCGCGACCCGAGCGGGCGAGTAGGTGCTGGATCGCCACCGCTGCACGCCGGGTGTCCTCGCCCATCCACGGCTGCGGGCCGTCCATGAGCGGGATGTGCATGTCCTTCGTGAGTTCGAGAGCCCGCGACAGTCCGTCGTGATTCGGATTCCAACACAGTCGTGCTCGCTGGCGGAAAAGCGGCGTGCACCACGGCGCGCCGAGCGTGAATGCCATCGCCATCCCACCGAAGGCCATCGCCACGAACACGTAGCTCTTCCCCGACACCAGCACCAGCGCCGCGCACAGCGGCGAGCACAGCACCAGCGCCGTGATCCAGAGAAACAGGTGCGCCCACTTGCTCATTTGACCTCCTCCTTCGGGACGAACTCATGACGTCGCTGCATCAGTTCCGGCCACAGATGGTCGCCCACCTTGTTGATCTTCTCCGCCACCTGAAGCCGCAGCTTCAGATGAAGCTCGCGCATCCGGCCCTCGTTGCTCGCGTCGGTCGGCTCCGTCCACGACAGTTTGTATTCGAGGATCGCGCGGAGCATGTCGCGCACCGCCTCAATCGCTGGCACCGGCTTCGCCAGCCCGGCCTCGTTGACCTTGCGGCACATCTCCGCGCACTTCGTCCATTCCTTCACACTCGGTGAATCCCGGCCATCCGACAGAGCCCGCTCCATTGCGAGCGCCTCGAACTCGTCAGCGGCCACGGACAGCAGGTACGACATCGTGGTCGCGAGTGCGAAGGCGCGGTCGGCCCGTTCATTCGTTGCGGCCAGCATTGCGCGGAGCCGCTTCTCCTCCATCGTCCCGATCAGATCGCCACGCGCCGCGAGCGCCTCGCGCAGCTTCTGATTCTCGTTCAGCAGCCCCGCCGCCGCGGACACCGTCGCGGTCAGGAACGCCTTGCTCATCTTGCGGCCGTCCGCGATGCGGTGCTGCGCTTCCAAGATCACGGCCTCGGATTCCTCGAACAGCAGGCTACCGACTTCGGCCGGGCTCGCCGCACGATTGATGGACTGCGCCGCGTTCAACAGCGTTGAGTCTCGCACCGCGAGAACCTCCTTCATGCGCGTCCGCGTTCCCCACGGTGGAACTCGGCTGCTCCCGCCCCTCGTGAACAGCGCCGCGTTGAGTATCCCGCTCTTCGTGAACTTCATTGCAGCACCGCGTTCTCCGCGCCGCGGAGCTTGAGCCAGATGTTGCGCGTCTTCCCATGCACTTCGGGATTCTGAACGACGATGCAGAAGCCCATACTCGCCGCGTTGCCGTTCGCGAGGAAGATTCGCACCGGGTTGTGTCGGACCATCTTGATCAGCTTCGTGCGGTTCATTGCCGACTCGACCACGACGCCCGGTCCGGGATTGACCGCGAACACGATCTCCTCGGGCTCGCGCAGAAGCATTTCGATCAGAACGAGCTTCGTGATGACCGCGTTGTCGGAGCTATCCTTCTTCTCCTGCGTCATGCTCCCCCTCCTGTTCGTGAGTTACCCTCGGACGGACCAGTGCCAGTCCCGGCCGTGCGGTCACTTCCAATCGCAGGCGCTCCCCGGCCATTGCAGTCACGCGCGCCCGCACAGCTTCGAGGATCGAGTCCGCGATGACGCCGCTCACCTGCTCCGACAGTTCCGTCAGGTCATGGATCAGCAGCGCCGTCGTCTGCTGGCGGCTCAGGTCCGCGACCGTCGCCAGCAGCTTCAGCATCTCGGCATCGAACTCCGCGGCGGCGTCCTGATGCAGCGGGCGCCACCGCTTCGAGAAGTCTTTCAGGCGCACGCCGAGCAGCCCGGTGTTCATCGGACGTGCCACTCGATTTCGCTCGCGCCCTGCGGCATCCCGATCTGCTTGCGGAACGACTGGATGTGCCGGAACGCCGCGCTCGCAGCTTCTTCGAAGTCGCCGCTGGCGACCGCCCCGACCATGACCGTCACGCCGTATGCACGCGTGATCTTCCACATCCATTCGCCGTTCACATTGCGCCAGAAGCGGACCCGCGCCTTGTACCTTCGGTGACGGTCAGGTGACGGTCCGCCAGCAGTGCTCGCGATCATTCAGTCCTCCTTGGTGAACCGATCCAGCGCCGCCCGGCCCGCGGCCGTGGCGCCCTCCTTGGTGGGCACAGGGACGTCCTCCCACCGCTTCCAGCGGAGGAACCGCACCGGGGCGACCACATACCCCGCGGCCCACCGCTCGCTCGCTCGCCAGCGTTCCACGCCCGCCATGATGGCCTCCGCCAGCGCCACCCGCTGCGCGTCCGAGAGTTCGCGCATCAGTCGTCGCCACGCGGCCTGCGTCTGTGCCTTGTCGGTCGGATTCGGGTAGCGGTTCCAGAACGCGTCGAACAGCGAGTCGCCCGTAGGGCGCGAGCGTTTCTTCGAATCCGGCACGTGTGTAAAGGCACTGAGTTCCAATTCAGGTACAGAAGCAGGCAAAGGCACAGAACCCCTCCCTTCCCCTCCCCCCTTCCCTTCCCCACCACCCAAGTGTAGCGACCCTATGCTGTCGCGGATAGGGTCGCTATCCTTCGAGCGGCCAGCGGGACGCCGTCCGGCCCACCGTTTCTTGCCTCCGAGAGTTCCGGCAGTACGCTGTGACTCAAGGGCTTCCGTCTGGCGTCGAACCTCCTCCATCAGCCTCGGGTTGACCAGCCGACGCTCCCCTCCGGCCGCGAGACAATCTCGGATTGTTGTGTCACTACAACCGGGTGATTGTCCTGCCACAACAATTCCCTCGCGGTCCACGAGCACAGCGTCCCATTCCGCCCTCACTTCGTCCCTGTACCAGCGCCACTCCTGCCGGGTGCAACCGGCCAGACGGGCGATGACCACGTCGTCGTCGGGCACGGAGCAGCGGTCCGGGCTCGTCGTGTACGCCGACGCCAGCAGGGTGATGTACGCACCGCGGGCGCCGGGCTTCATGTGCGCTGTCTTCACCAGCCACGACCGGGCGAAGAAGAGGAACGCCTCGGGCCGGGCCGACTTCCGAGCCATCATGGCCCTCCTTCGCTGGATGTCGGACGTTGTGGCAATTGCCTTGATCTCATGCAGTGCTGAAAGAATTGCGAACTGGCGTGGGAATCAGACGTCCATCCCCGCGGGCGGCGTGATGATAAGACCCAGTCGCGCCCACAGGTGCGCGCAGCGGCGCTCGGCTTTCTCCGGTGGCGGCACCGCGATGACCACGTGCGCGTCGGCTTCGTAGAACGCGCGGCGCGCGTCGAGCAGTTCATCCCACGTCGGCGGGCGCTTCTCGTGCGTGACCGACACGACGCGGAAGCGGTTGCCGTCTCCGTCGTTGCGAGTCGAGCCGACGAACAGCAGCCCGCCCTTCCTCCACGTTCGGTACTGCGGTGCTTCGGGCAGCGGATCACGAAACGAGAACTCCGGCACGTCGTCCTCCGATAGAAAGAAAGATCGGCGCCCGGCGTGCGACAGGCGGTGGGGTATGTAATTGCGTTAGTTCCTTCGTCCCCGCAGCACAGAGTCGCATCGCCGGGTTAGCCGTTCTACAAGCGCAGCATCATCCCTGTTCTGTCGGAAGTGGCGCGGAGGGTTTTCTCTGTGGACCACGAGCCGCGCCTTCCGAGTCTAAACTCGTTCCTGACGTTGAGTGATCGGTGGTGGCCTCCTTTCGGTTGGAGTGTTCAGACCTTCCAGTCGGGGATTCCTTCGTCGTCGTCGGGCGGCGGCGCCTGCTCCTCCTTGCGCGCCTTGTCCACGGCCGGGTCGCGGAAGATGTTCTTCATCGCCCGGCTCATGTTTTCGTTCGCGAACATCTCGCGCGGACGGCATTCGTCGCCCGCGGGAATCAGGACTGCGAACGGCCCGTGCTTGTCGTCCTTCGGGATCAGCGCCGTCATCACTCCGAGTGCCATCTCGGCGCCGGGGAACTTCTCCGCAATCAGCTTGCGAAGCTCTTCGCCCTGCGCCGTGGCGAGCGGCGTGCCGCCGCCGTCCGCCATCACGAACACGTTGTACGGCTTGTTGCTCCCGATCACGACGTCGAGCAGCTTTTCGCTCGACTCCTTGCGCGCGTCGCTCATCCACCCTCCTTCGCGGGTTTGTCCTTCGGTTTGTCGGACTTCGGCAGAAACTCCTTCGGGACGCGCGCCATTGCGAGCCGCGTGAGGTAGCCCATTGCCAGCGGGTCCACCGTCCCGTCCTTCAGGCAGATGCCATTCGACACCAGCATCGGCATCCACGTATAGACCTCGTACTCGGGGACGCCCGCCACCTGCGCCCACGACTGCACCATCTTTTCGGTCAGCCGGTGCTGCTTCACGTTCGGCCACGCGACGACGAGCCGCTGCACCGTTGCGTTGTCGCGAAGCAGCAGCAGCGCGGTCGCGTGCATCACTTCCTCCCCCGGCATGGCTGGTCAATTGCAAGTCCATAGGGTGCGAAGCCGCTCGATGGAACCGTCGTCGCTTCGAGCAAACTACGCGGTGTAACGAGTCCGCGAAGCCCGCAGTTGAGACAGTTGAAGCCGACATACCAGCCCATCCATCGCGACAGACTCATCCCCTTCGTCGCGCGCACTTCTAGGATTTCTTCGATCACGATGTCGGGTAGTTGATGGCCGAAAAGCCTCGCAGCCAATTGTAGCTCGCGCCATCCGCGCTGCACGTTCTTCTTCATTACGAGCTTGCGCTTCCTCCTCGATGAGTTACCCATGATCGGGATATACGGAGACGTCGTGCTTCTTCTCGAGATGGGCCGCGATGACCACCGCCGCGAGGAAGTGCTCCGAGTCATAGACCTGAAGCCGCTTCGCTGTCGGAACACACGGCACGTCCCAGTAGCGGGCTATGTCCTCGCGCTCCTCCGCCAACGCTTTCCGCGTCACCATGTACCAGCGGTGACAGTGGAAGCACTCAATCAGGATCGGCCGAAACGGCGAGCGAAGCTGATTGATCATGGCGTCCAGCGAATCAGACCCGTGCCGCGCCCGGTAGGCGACCGGCATGTGCTTCGGCAGTCGGTGTCCGACCAGCGTTGCCGCCATGCGAATCTCGCGGTACTGAGTAGTGCCGATCATGCGCCTCCTTTCATGCTCAGGCTCGTGTCGTCGTAGATGCGGACACCGGGAATGTCCCGCGCTCCGGCATCCACGGCATCCCTGATGAGTCCGTGAGCAGGAACGCAGAACTCCCGAGGCACCAGCGTCGGGTCCGTGATTTCGTAGTGCCAGCGCCGCGCGATGGTGCCGGAGCCCTGCGTCGTGCGGATCGTCTTCGACGGTCCGCCCACTTCGACCTTCGGTGTCGGCGGGACCGGCACTCCGATGCGCCGCGCTTCCGCCGCCGCCGCCTCGTGCTGATTGCGTGCCCGCTCCTCCGCCTCCTTCTGAGTTGTCGCCGCGAGCGCGCGCTCCGCCTCGTGCCAATTGGTCACGCGCCGCCCGAGCTTGTCCATTGCGAACTGGATCGGCCGGATGAACGTGTTCGCTTCCACGATCAGCCCGGTCTTCAGATCGTCGAACGGTTTCGTCAGTTCGAGCCTGTCGGACTTGATCGCGTCGCACGCCTTCTTCAGCACGGCGTAGGCCGACATGGCCGTCGCGGCAGTTGACTCGTCGCCGACCTCCAGATCGGCCACACCGTTCTGCACGAACTTCCGGGCAAGCTGGTACGTGTTCGACTGAAGTACGCGCTTGCGGAACAGCCCGAGGAAGTTGCTGATGCCGGAACGGATGTCCGGGTGATCGGCGTCATCCGCAGGCTTCGCCGGTCCATCGAGGTCCGCCACGAACACGGAGTGCGCCGCCAGCGAATCCTTCGCGACGTCGGTGTCTTCAGTTTCCACGTTCGGCCTCCGTGCGCGCGATGATGCCGCGAATGAATCCGTGCAGTGCGGCGCGCTGCGCGTCGTTCAGTTCCGACAGCGGAACCGGCATGGGCGCGCGGAGCAGGTCCAGAAGCTCGCCGTCCGTCACGTAGGCGTCGTCCTCACCGACGAACGACAGCGCCGTGCGCCGGTCCGCCCCGGCCGGGAGCGACTCGAACAGCAGGTCGAACGCCGCAGCCGCCGAGACGATGGCCTCCCGGTCGGTCAACCCGCGCCCCGGCTCGCCCTCGAACCGGGCAGCCGTGAGCTTGGCGTCCAAGGGAGGGGCGCCTGCCGGGGCGCCGCCCGGTCCGGCCCCGTGGCCGGGGGCGCCGCCGTTCGGGGCTGCATGGGCTCCCAAGGAGGCCGTTTCGCCCTCCCCGGCGCCCGCGGGGACGGTTTCGGGCGTTTCGGGGCTTTCGGCGCCCTCGTCGTCGCCCGCCAGACCGGACCACAGGCCGCTCGCCGGGGCCAGCAGCCCGGCCCCGACGCTCGGCGGCGGCGCCCCGGCAGCCCGCTCGACGAGCGAGCCCTGCGGCACCACGATGCCGCCGTCGCTCGACAACAGGCCGAACTCCTCCGGCGCGTACACCCGGCCGAAGACGTGGTCGTACGCCTTGCGGGACGTGAACGCGATGGCACACTTCTCGACCATCCAGTCCGGCAGCTTCTTCCACGTGGCGCGCAGCACCAGTTCCTCGCCGACCTTGCGGCCGTTCGCCATCTTCGCGCGCTTCGTGGTCTGCGCCACCTGCGCGAACGGGACCCACGAAGTGAAGCGCCGCTCCTTGCCGTGGATCACGCGCGTGATGCTCGCGTACGCGCCAAGCGGGAGCGCCGAGCCCGGCTGGCGCGCCCCGGCGTCGAACTCGTGCTCGACGGTCTGGTCGGCCTTGATGATGCAGCGTTCGCCCGGATAGACGACGCCCGACTGAAGCCCGGCGTAGTCGGCCTGACGCCCGACAGTCTTCAGCATCCCGTGGATGTTCACGATCACGGCGTACTCATCCACGAATCCGTTCTTGCGCGCGTCCCACCGCGGAATCGAAATCAGCATGACCTCGCGCCGCAGCGGATCGAGGTCCAGCGCCCGCGCGTAATGCCACACGAGGCTGACCAGTTCAGCGGGCGCACCCGGCGCAATCACACTGGTGAAGAGCCGGACGTTCTCGTCGGTGGCGGCGCGCGCACCCGTCATCACTGGCGGCTGCACGACCGGAAGATTGCTGTTCACGCTCAACCTCCGTTCACGTTCTGCTTCAGGTAGCGCGCGCGCGTAGTGGCGAACGCATGATTCATCACCGTGCGCGGCACGTCGTAGTAGATTGCGAGCGCGGCCAGAAGCCTCTGACTCGCGGGCTGGTCGCCGCGCTCAATGTCCGACAGATGGCCCGCCGTGCAGCGCAAGCCCCACCGCTCGCGAACCGCGATGGCCACCTGCTCAAGCGTTGGCGGAATTGTCTGCCCCATGCGGATGGCTCGCATGGGATAGACGGCTTCGATCTTCTTCACGTTGTGCCTCCTTCGAGTTGAGGGCTCCGAAGTGCCATCCCCGACACGGAGCCGCGGTTTCGGATGCTTGATTTCCGTTGCACTGCGACTTCCGACAGCAGCGCGATTAGCGTCCGCGAACGACGCGGCGCATCCAGCGAACGAGCCGGAACACGCCATTGATCAGCACGGCCCGCAGGATGATCCAGAACAGACCCATCAGATTTTGACCTTCGCCGCCTCCTCCTGCGCCAGCGCGGCGATCACGGCGATTTCGTTCCAGCGGTGCGCGGTCAGCAGCCTGTTGATGTGGATGTGCAACTCGCCGACCGCAGACAGCCCGGCCTTCACCATCATCAGCTTCTTGACCTGCTCTTCCAGTTCGGCGCGGCGCCTGTCCAGTTCGACCACGTGCCCGGCGAACTCTTCGCGGCTCGTTCCGGCAATGCTGCCCGTAGCCCTGTCGCTCTCGATGCGTGCCAGATCACCGAGCGCGACCCACTGCGCGCGCACCACGTTGCCGAACGCGTCGTGCCCGTACTCCAGCGGCGTCCCGACGTTCAGCCACTCGGGATGCGCGCCGCGCAGTTCGTGGTACAGCCGCAGGATCGTGCCGCGCTTCATCATCCCCGGCGTGTAGAATGGCTTCAGTTTCTGGATCACCCACTCGATCATCCGCGGGTCCGTCGCCTTCAACTTCCCCCGTCGCGCGATCGCATACTCCACGTTCTTCACCCCTTCCTGCACCGCTTTCGGCGGGCTCTCGGGTTCGGGCGCAGCCGCGGGTTGCGGCCTCGCCATGTTCGCCGTCTCCATCTCCATCCTCCGCGCCGCCGTGAACGGCTCCTTCATCAACGGCAGCTTGCCTTGAACATCGCGGTCCCGGTTCTCTGGCCACTCGGCCATGATCGCGTGCCCTTCGCGCTCCCACCGCTTCCGGCAGTGATGCCGATTGTGAATCAGCCGCGGTACGCCGTTCGCCTTGCGGCCGACCTCTAGCGTTTCGTGATGCGGACGCAGCGCCTCCCGACAGATTTCACAGACTGTGGCGGCATGACGTTTCATTCTTCCTCCATTAGTCGAGGCGCTCCGACCGGCCACCCCACTCCATCTGATCCGCGCGGACGTTGTTCAGCTTCGGGTCCATCCGCAGCGACCACGGACCTTGAGCCTTCGGACCCGTTCTCCACGAACACATCTCGCCTTCGTTGTCGGGCGCTGCCAGCAGCAAGCTCCCGTCCTCGTTCTCGTGCAGCACCAGCGCGCCATTGAACACTGCGAGCCGCCGCTTGATCAGCAGGTGCCACAGGTAGCCGACCGTGATCTGAATGAAGGTCTTCGTGACGACGGAGCGCGACGAGTACGGGCTGATGAGACGAATCGTCTCCGCGTGCGCGTACCTTTCCGGACCGACGGAGTGGCCATATCCGGGCGGGCGCCCGATGCCAACGCGCGGGAGCGCGACTTCAACGCCCTTCGGATGTGCGATACGCAGGCCGTCCCCGAAGTTGTCGAGGTAGTCCACGTCGTCGTAGTTCAGGAAGCCGCCCGAATCCTTCACCACGAACAGCGGCTTGCTCTTCTTTCCCGGCGCCAGCAGCCGCTCGATGATTGCGCCGCTGATGTCGAACGCGTCGAGTCGCAGCCGCTCGCGCGTCCTCATGAAGTCGCCCGACAGCCATTCGCGCGCCTCACGCACCGTCTTCAGCGCCGGGGCGCCGCTGGCATTCCGCATCCGCGCCCGTGCGAACTTCCGCTGCCACGAACGCTTGCAGATTGCGAGTATCTCGGTCTTCGGGCGCGGCCCGTCGCTGGACTTGAGCATGTCCACGACCAACTGGCAGCCGCGTTCCGACTCCGACATCTTGTTCAGTGCGGACAGTGTCTTCAGGTCGCCGCGCTTGTGATTGTGGAACCTGATGCGCCCCGCGTCATAGACCGTCACCGCGTGCAGTTCTCCACAGCAGCGGATGCGGAAGCTGGCGCACTTCCTCACCTCCATCGTCCGCTTGTCCGTGTCGTCCATGTTCGCCTTGTAGTCGCTGCGTGAATGCTTGAAGCCATCTCTGCGTTGAAGCTCTTTCGCCGTCTTCGCACCCGAAGCGAACAGCAGCCACTCGCCTCGGGAGTTGGCCTCTAGTTGCGACTCAATCGGTCGCGGCATCAGTCACGCTCCTCGATCCGGATGACCGGGTGGATGTGGTCGGGCACGGCGCAGTCGCCGATGACGGCTGCGATCAGACGCGCCCGCGGCTTCTCGTGCTGCTCCGGCCACGGTGTGTAGCCGTCCGTGAGTACGATGATGACGTCGGGCTTCGACTCCACGGCCTTCTTGATTCCGATTCGCATGTCGGTGCCTCCGCCTCCGACAGCGACCTTCGGAAGATCGGACGCCGACGCCACGCGCTTCACGACATGAACCTGCGCGTCCGTCGCGAGCACTTCGACCGGGCTCCCGATGACGCGCACGATGCCGAGCGTCTCCATCAACGCATCGTGCAGCGGTCCCTTCTGCACTCCGCCCATCGAGCCGGACGTGTCCAGCACGATCACCACCTTCGGGATCGGCCGACGCATTGCGGGCAGGATCGGCGCCATCCGTCCGAGCAACTTGGACATGCCGCCCCACCGACGCGAGACGCGTGTGTATGAGTAGTCGTCCGCGCCGCTCGCCATCGCAATCGCGTTGCGAACGTGCGCCGCGAGCGCCCGGCGCCAGTCCACCTTCGGCGGCTCCATCAGGTTGTCCGCCCACAGTTGCAGCCCGGCCGGAACCGTGCCGCGCCCGTGCGTGCGGGCGTGTTCCTGAATCTGCGAAGCCACCTGACGGCGCGTCGTCTGCTGGTCGGGTCCGTTCATCGGCTCGGGCACGTCCGGGGCGTCCTCCGACCCGGTGTCCCCATCGTCCCCACCCGCACAAGAGCCACAGGAGCCGCCACAGCCCGGCGACTCTTGGCTCGGCCCCTTGCCCTGCCCTTCCCCGCCGCCCTCGCCCTTGGACTCCCCCGGCTGCTTGGGAGGCGGCTGCCCACCCTGCCCGGTGCCGCCCTTCCCCTTGCCCTTGCCGGGACCGCTCTGCTGTTGCTGCTGCGGCTCCTGCTCCTCCCACTGGCGGAGCAGGATGTCGCCATACTCTTCGGCCGTCAGCCCGTTCTGCGAGCCGAACTGCGCGGGCATGATGGACTCGCCCGGCAGCTTCCATCCGGCCGCTACGACGTCGTCGTTGATTTCGGCGTCGGCCGCGGCGTTGAACAATTTGCCCGCCTGCTTCAGAACTTCCGGCTCGGGTGAGCCGGGCATCAGCTTCGCGATCCGCACCATCGCGGCGCGCGACCCGACGAACGCAGGGAAACGCCCGTCGTGCAGACGGAGACAATGCTGCACCGCGTGCGCGATCACCGACGCAGTTCCTTCCGGTCCCCACTCCGTCACCTTGTCGGGGTCGTACCAGAGGCGCCAGCCCTTATCCACGCACAGCGTGCCGTAGCCTTCGCGTTCGACCGGGCGAAGCTGGAACAGCGCCGAGGCGAAGTACGGATGCTTGTTCAGCACCCGCACTCGCGCGGCGGCAACGATGTCACGCGCTGACAGATTCGTCATCGCCCTACTCCTCTCCGTCGTCGGCGGAGGATTCCCCGCCAGTCTTGGTGATGGCCGCGTCGTACAGCAGCCGCATCGTCTCTTCGTCCGCGTGGATGCTGGCGCGCAGCGCCACGAACAAGTCCTCGCTGCTGACCAGCAGGTCGAACGCGAGCGCCGCTTCGCGCGCGTCGAGGATGGCCTTCTTCGAAGCGTTCAGCCGACGCCGCAGGAAACCGCGCGCCCGCTTCACCAGATTGGCGCTCATCTCGTTCTCGGCGCGCTCGAAGCGATCACGCGCAGATTCGAGCGCCTTGCTGATGCTCTCGCGCAGGTCGCGCATACTCGTCTCCAGCGCCAGCCGCGCCAATCGGCGAACGTTCTCGTAGTCGTGATCGGCGAACTGAACCGCCTCCACCTTCATACCTTCGTTGCGCCACTTCTCGACCGGGAGGCGCTCCACTGCCCACAGCGGCCCGATCCACGTTGAGTAGTTGAGCCGCACCAGTCCCGCGCTACGCAGAAGCCCGCTGGGATTCTTCGCGACACAGCCGACCGGGAGGTCGTACGTCACCAAGCCAGTTGCGATGTCCTTGCCGTTCATGTTCGGTTCTCCCCTTGCCCGGCGCCGGTCCGACAGACCCGACGCCGGGCGGCTACGCTTCGTGAACTACCTCGCGTTCGCGGCGTCAATCACGCCGAGCAACGACATTGCCACCTTCTGCACTTCGGGCTTCAGCAGCCCGTTCTTCCCGATGGGCCGCTTGCTTGCGAGCATCTTCGCCGCGACCACGACGATGTCCTTGCCCTGCGCCATTGCCTTCGCCAGCACGGACCACGCCGCCACCCACCGACGTCCGTACTCCTCCGCGGTCGGACGCGCTTCGGTGGCGCATGCCGCAACGCTCGTCAGCACGGCGAACGTCAGGTCCGGGCGCTTCGGGTCCGGCGTCCACAGGTCCGCATTCTTCAGCAGGCTCTCCGGGTCCGGCAGATCGGCCGTCCGCAGCCACGTCGTGAACTCCTGAGCAGCGGGCTCACCGACGCACGCCTTGAATAGCGGGAACACCGCTTCGCTCTCGTCGAACGCGATGGTCGTTGCGAGCAGCCGCGCCGCGCAGTCCCACGAGCGCGGCGTTGCGAAGGCCATCGGGAAGCGACCGCGAATCTTGTCGGGATTCTCGGTCAGCAGCGTCGGGCGCGCGCGGATGAACGACGTCACGAGCGCCTTGCTGCGGCCCCACGACTTGTTCCATGCCTCACGGTCGAACGGCGGCAGACCTCCGAGGATGCCGTTGCCCGTCAGCATGTATTCGCACCACGCAGCCGCGTCCGGGCTCGGCCACTCGATGTGGACGAAACGATTCTGGAGCGGGTCCGTCAGTTCATGTCCGCCCGCCGCCTGCTCCGGGGGATTCGCCGCGGCCATCCACCGCACACCGCTGTCGTCTTCGGCGTCGCCGTAGCGCGGCAACTGCAAGTCGCCGACCGCGCCGTCGAGCACGCACCGCAGCAGCGCCGCCTGAGTCGCGGGCGGGCAGGTGCTGATCTCGTCAATGAACGCGATGCCCTTGCCCTTCCGCAGCAGGTTCGACGCCCACTGCATCGGCAGACGCTTGAGCGTCTCGCCGTCCGGGATCGGATAGCCGCCGAAGTCGGTCGGGTCACAGACGGAGGCGATGATCGTCTCCATCGGCATCCCGAGACTCGCTGCCATCTGTCCGACCACCGAAGTCTTCGCAGAGCCCGGCGCGCCCCACAGAATCGGCGGCAGCGAGCGCGGCGTCACGAGCGTCATGTACGCGAGCCGAACCGTGAACGCGAACGGGTTGAGTCCTGTGCTCTTCATGTTGAATCCCCTCTGCGGCGCCTGCCGCGGAGAACTTGTTGGACAGCCGTGGACTACCGGGACTTGGAAGCGTTGAAGCGCGCACGCAGCGCGGTGCGGAGCGCCTCAATCGGCATCATCCCCGCGTACCACCAGCGTGCGAGCCGCGCGACAGTCGGCAGCGGAAGGTGATGCTTACGGAACAGCGTGTTCGTGCGCGTCGTGAAGCGACGGCGCTCCCGCGTGATGTACGCGGCCATCCCTGCGAACGTCTCATGCTCCCGCTTGCTGATTGCCACGGCGCTCCCCCTCCTTTTGGAACTGACCTTTCAGATAGCCGATGAAGCGACGCGACCGCGCCGCCATGTGTCGTGCGAACTTCCGCGTCTTCGTGGTCGCTGTCGTATCGCGCGCGAGTTCCTCCCAGTTCTCGCGCTCCACCTGAGCCACGGCCACCAGCCGCTCGTACTCCATCCGACCGCTGCTGTCCGTCATGCGATGTGCTCCTCGACGGCCCGCGCGAGCGCCGCATCAATGGCGCGCTCCCACGCGCCCTGCTTCTTCCAGTCGCCGAACGACTCGGACAGCGTGACGTTGAATTGCGCCTCCGACAGCGGCACCGCTTTACGCTGCGCGAACGGGTGCTGCACCAGAATCGCGTTGATCACCGTGTGCCACCTTTCTTCGTCGTGTACCGCTGCCCGGACAGGAACGTGTTCAGTTGATCGCGAAGCTGAAGTGCCTCGACAAGCCCGATGACCAGCGCCTCGGGCTTCTCCGTCTCGTAGTACCGCCGCAGTCGCGGAGATCGAGCAGCGTGTCCTGGAAGCGGCAATAGCTCATGTTCGACATGACGTGTATCTCCTGCACCGTTGGCCGACGCGCGATTTGCGCGCCGCCGTCGGGCGGCACCACGAATAGGTCGGTGCCCTGCCGCCCATCGGGCGCGTCGCATTGCCACACCAGCGTTGCGACGCGCCCTTCCTCGCCTTCACCGCGCACGCTTCCGGGGTTTGTTCCGGTGCCGTTGGCGGTCCCTCGATCTTCGTGAGCGTTTCGCGGCGCCCGCCTGCCTCTCGGCTGTCGGTACTTTCCGCGTCTCGTTTTGCGAGTCCGCCTGTCGGTGGATCGAGGTTGGAGTCCTTTCCGGGCTTCGCCCGGCGACCCTCCTTGCGCTTGCAGCCGCGTCGCTCATCGCGTCCCGCCGCCGCCCGCCTTTCTCGATCTCCGTTCACCGCTCCTTACTTCGGTGACGCTCACCATTCTAAGGAGGTTCTCGGAGGTTTTCAAGGGTAAGAATAGGGGCGCCGCGAAGCCCTACCAGCCCACTGGGTTGCGGCGTCGGATTTGCACCTGCCCTGTCGGAGCGATGCTAGGCAGCCCGCTCCGACAGAACGGCCCGCAGCGCCGCGACGGCGGGAGCCGGGGCGAACTGCGTCAGGGTTTCGCGCCCGGCCGCGATGAGAGCGGCGCGACCCTCAGGGAGCGGGCCGCGGAGGAGGTCGGCAAGCTCGACGTCGTCTGCGACTGCGAGCGCGTTGTGACCGTCGCGGACGACGTCCTGCCCGGTCACGAGCCACTTCCGAGAAACGACGAGCACGGAGCCCGCGTCCCACGCTTCGAGGAACGTGAACTGCATCCCATCGCCGTCCCCTGCGATGGTGCTCAGGTCCACCGCGTACAGCGCCGTGCGCGAGACGCGAGCACCGGCACCCCACACCGGATCGAAGCCGCCGTTGTAGTCGCGCTTCCAGTTGGCGGGCAGCCGGTGGTGCGCGTACATGGCGTTCACCGCTCCATAGAGCGCGACCCTTCGGCCGGGCGGGAGACTCGCGTTCGCCTTTACGATGAGGTCGGTGTTCTTGTCCCAGTCGAGCCTGCTGAACGCAACGGCGCGCCGCAGCTTCGGGTCGGAGGCATCGAGCGGGCCATCGAAATAAGGGACGTAGGGCGGACGGCAATAGGTCGCATCCAGCCCGAGGTCGAGAAGCCGCGCAGCGTTAGTAGTTCTCAAAGCGACCAGCGGAGTTTGATTCCGAGCAATTGCCTGAAGAACCTCAGACTTCATCTCCGTGGGATCGTGAACGACCAGAGGGATTCTAGCCGCGAGGAGCGGCTCGGCCTCGCCGAGTCTCTTCGGTGCCAGCACGACCGTCATCGAGAACGGAGTTCCGAGCGCGATCAGCGCCGCGGTCGCAATTGAGACGTTCGTGTATCGCAGGTCGTAGCCGAAGTCGCGCGTGAAGCCCTCGTCGCGCTTGCCGATCTTGTAGATCATCGGCGTGTAGCCCGACAGACGCAGCGCGTGCGCAAGGTGGGCGGTGTACGTGACCCATCCGCCGCGTGTCGGATCGGCGACGTAGAACAGCGCCGCGTTCGGCATCAGTCGTACAGCGGGGCGCCGATCTGGCGACCGCGCGCGCGTACGAGTTCCTGATCCGCGGTGCCGCAGCGGAACATTTCCTCGCGGTAGTAGAAGACGCAGGAGATGCGCTCGTAGGTGTTCGGGATTCCACGCAGGCGCGTGTTCCCGTGCCACTGATGCACGTCGGCCAGCAGGACGTCCGCGTTGCCGACGTTGAACGCCACGCGGTAACGCGGCATCACGAAGTAGCCACCGGAGTAGTGCCCGGCGCGGAGCACGGACATCACACCGAAGCCTTCCTTCAGATCACCAGCATCCTTGTGATACCGGGTCGGGTAGTTGCGGTTCACCGTCACAGTCGTGAACGCCGTGTTCGGGATCACCCAGTCGGGCACGGTCGCTTCGATCTTCGCCATCTGAGCCGCCCGGCGCTCGGGCATGAACTCGGCGAAGATTTCGTCAACGCGCCGGATGAACGGCATCGCACGCTCGAACAGTTCGGGATGGTCCATGTTGAACGCCGTTTTCCGACAGAAGGGGCGCCGTGCGTAGCGGTCCATGAATCCGATGATCGCACTGCTGGCATCGAGGAGCCCGAGAGACTTCAGCATCGCATCCGTGATGAAACTGGTCTTCGAAATTGTCCCGTCACGCCTGACGACCTTGGGCGCGCGCTGCCCGATGGTGGCAACGAAGCGATTCCTCGGTGCCTCGCGGATCGTGCGGAACACTTCGTACCCGGCCTGCGCTACGTCCCGCGGAATCTTGCCGCGCACCAGCACGGCAACGGGATTGCCTTCGGGAGACAGCACGCGCACGTTCTCGGCGAACAAGACGTCGTAGTCGGCCGCGACAGCCTGCGAGCCGCAGTAGCGGTCGGCAGATTCGCCGAGGTCCGAGCGCGCGACGTAGTCCCTCACCGCGAATCCTCGTCGGGCGGCATCTCGGCGTACACGCGCCGGAGCGCCGCGAGAACGGTGTCCGCAACGTTGCTCGTTCCGAGATGGCGCCGAAGTTTCGTTTCCAACCCGATGAACTCGGGGAAGGACTTCTCGGTCAGGATGAGCATGTAGCCGCGCACGCTCGTGACTGCGGCGCCTTCCGCAGCGGGATTGTCGGCGGCGGTGGGAGTGGCGCTCGGTCCCTGCCCGCGCTCCAGATCGGGAAGCGCGAATGCGTTGCTCTCGATGCGAAGCTGGTCGAGCAGGTCGGCGAGCGGCCCTTCCGTGATGGTCGTCTCTTCCAGCAGCGACAGAAGCTGGTCCTTGTTCGCCTCGGCCATCGCGCTGATCGGATCGAGCGTCAGGAGCAGTTCGTCGGCTTCGGCTTCCGTCAGGTCCACGACGATGACCGGAACGTCCGTGTCGCCCATCTCTTCGGCGCGCAGGTGCCCGTCAATCAGGATCAGGTCGCCGTGCTCGTCTTCCCGCGCGATCAGCGCGTCGGCGAAGCCGATCCGTGCCAGCCCGGCACGCAGCGCGTTGCGCTGGCCGACCGGATGCTGGCGCCAGTTCTTCGGGTGCTGCTTCAGGAGGCTCGCGGGCACCATCTGCATCCGCGTGACCCGGTTCTTCACGGCGGCTTCTTCCATGCGCTCCCCTACCGAACGACCACCAAGCGCCGGACGTGGCCGTGATCCGAGACGAAGTAGATGCCGGGCGTGGTCGGCGGCGAGGCGAGCCTGCGCCCGGCGACATCGTACCACCGCGGCTCCGGGGTTAGCGAGGGGGAAAGCTCCACAGACACCGTAGGCGTCCCGAGAGCAACGAGATTGGATACGCACGAAACATTGCCCGTTGAGTCGCGCGTCCGCACACCGACCCACATCGGTCCGAGCCCCATGTCGCTGAAGAGGAGGGAATCGGGGAGTCCGGCCTTGCCCTTCACGTTCTTCACGGCGAGCGTGTACGGGTCGCCGTGGCCCGTCCACGCGACGACCTCGACGGTCGCCAGATCGAACAGCGGCCTGATACCAGAACACGCTCCCCGCGAGTCAGCATCTTCCGCGGGGAGCGTGAACCGTGCAACGTGGAACGTGATCACCAGCAGGACAGCGAACGTCACTATGCGGCGACCGTGGCCACCGGAGGCTTCTTCAGCTTCAGGAGCTTCGTCAGGAACGCGCGGCCCCATCCCTCGTAGATCACGTGAGCGACCGCGGCATTGCCGAAGGCGCCCATCACGAGCATACCGAGAGCGTCCGGCACCGCGTCGAGCACACCCGCCTGCGCGGGCGGCGCGAACGTCTTCAGGATGATGTAGCTCAGGACGTTCACCCACGCGATCAGATCGTTGGAGAACTTCGCGAGGAACGGCAGGTACTTCCACGCGATTCCGACCGCGAGCATGATGATGGCCCATCGAACGTCGAACCATCCCTTCACGATGTCCGGCGTGATAGCCGCAGCCATCGAGACGAGCGGGAACACCACCAGCAGGAGCACCGCGAATGCGATGCAGAGCTTGACCCATTGCCTGTTCATTTGTTCCTCCCTTCGAGAGTGCCGATGCGACCTTCGTGATTCGCCAGCCTCTCGTTGATCTGCTTGTGCGCCGCGTCCGCTTCCGACTTTCGGATGAACGCGACTTCGTCAGGGTCCTCGATGCCGAGTGCAACCTCGATCTTCATGAAACGCTTCTGATTGTCTTCGTGCCACAGACTCGCCTGCGACCGGAAGATCAGGAACCCGGTGATGCCGATGAGTCCCTGCACGAGCGCCGCGCCGATGAGGACCGTCACGATCTGGCTAGTATCCACGTGAATGTTCATCACGCAAGACCCTCGATCTGAATGCAGGTGCGATTGATCCAGCCGCGGATCATCTCGACGTTGTCGGGAATGCCATCGCGGTCGCGGTCTTCGAGGTTGCCCGCCACCAGTTCGGCGTACAGCCGAAGGCGCTGCGTGCAGAAGAGAATCGCCAGCTTGTTCGCTTTCAGGTACGGAAGCGCCGCCAGCGTCTGAGAACCGAAGATGCCGTCGGCACGGATTCCAAGCGCCCGCTGAAGCAGCTTGATCGCGGGGATCGGGCCATGATTCACCGCGGCGTCGAACACGACTCCGCGAAGCACGTCATTCTGGATGCGCGCGATGCCGGTCGCCTTCATGAACACGCCATACAGCGTGCGCGCGTCATCAATCGTCAGGCTCTCGATGGTCTGCCCTTCGGAACCGTAGTCGCGGAGGAACGGCTTCGTGATGCCGAAGCGCGTCAGCCCGCCGCGGTCAGCAATTCTGTCGGAGTCGCCTCCCTCACGCTTGAGAACGGCCTCGATGATCGGGTCCACTACGCCTCGTAGTTGATTGTCTCGTCAAGGTAGTTGCGGAAAAGCATTCCGTTCTGGCCGAGCACATCGGTTCCGCTTGTCACATAGAACCCGAGGCTTTGATTGGGCCACGGCTGGTCCGGGTCCAGAGTCATTTGCGACGGCCCGAGGTCCAAACCAAGGATCGGCTCTGCGCCGAGATACCCGACGTACGCCTTGAGGAAGTAGCCCGCCTTGAACTTCAGGACAAGCTGGAAGGCGTTGGGATTGGAAGCGGTGAACAAGGGCACGCCGACGAGCGGGTCAACCCGAATTGCTCCCGGCAGTCCCTGCACGAGTTCCCAAAGTCCATCCGACTTGCGAGCACGAAGCTGAAGCTGCTGCTGCTGGACACCGGGACCATCAGGCGGCAGATCGAAGGGCGGCTGCGTCATCAGGGCCGCGATTTCAAATCCCGAATACATTGTCGGAGACGCGTGAAGGACCGGCTGCGTGGGAAGATTGGACACGATAGCCGAGGCAAAGTGCTCACGCTTCCAGAAGCCGGTGGCGTCCGGAGTGTCCGGACCCGACCACACATCCCCGACTCCCGGCGACACCACGTATCCGGGGTCGCAGACGCATTCTTCCATTCGGTTCGCGCCGGGCGTGCCAGTGCGCACGAAGCCCAAGCTCCCGCGCGAGGTTCTTTGGCCACCGTTTACCGTTGTCCCGCTGTACGAGTTGGCCGAGATATTCGGAAGGTCGAGGGGCGCCGGGAAATACTCGGTGTTCCGCCGCAGGCGCTCTCGTTCGTACATCTGTGCAAACAGCGCGGGAGTCATCACGAGGTCAATCCCACCACCTTCCGGGTTCGAGACGATCCTGAACTCGATGGACCGGGAGTAGCCAATCTCGCCCGACCCGTTCACGAACTTCACGCGCGCCGTGATCAGCACGAACTCGCGCGCCGCCATTTCCACACCGCTGACGAGCGCCCCGACAGCGGGGAAGCGCGTCAGGCCATTCACCGCATCGGTGATGGTGCCAGCAAGCGACCGCGTGACATTGAGGTCGGCGCACTCAGCGATCAGCGTGACGCTCTGGAAGCCGGTCAGATTCATGATCACGCCGGAGTCATCGCGCAGCGTCACCTTCAAACCGCGGATCGTGTCGCCGTTGATGAACTCGTTCACGCCTCGTCTCCGCCGTTCATGTTCGTCTCGGCATCGCCGTCCGACAGAAGCTCGACGGCTTCGTCGCCGCCGTTCATGTTGACTTCCGTGTCCATGCTACGCAATCGGCAGAGCGATTCCGCTGACCTCGCGGTCGTCGCGGATGATGTAGGCGTCCACCGAGAAGTTCGTCAGCGCCGTCGCGCCGTTGTTGATGTTCAGCGTGCAGTAGTTCAGCGGCAGACGCGCGTTCGGGGCCGTCATCGAAACGATGATGAACACGCCGCCCAGATCCATGCGCGTAGAGGCGGAGGGGTCGGAAACGGTCTCGTCGGCGGAGTAGTCCACGCCCGCGCCCGAGCCGGGGTTGTTCCGGTGGCTGATGGACACCGACAGCGGCTGCGCCACGTTCGTAGTCTTCAGGTGGAACATCACGCACTTGCCGAAGAGCGCGGGCGCATCGAGATTGACAGAGCCGCTGATGGCAAGGGTCAGCGGCGCCCGGAGCACAACCTTCTGAATCATTGCGCTGCCTCCTTATGCGATCTCAACGGCAACGACTTCCTGATGCCACGAAGAGACGAGATGCTGCGTGACCTCGGTGACGCGGAAAATCTTGCTGCTCCACAGCCCGTCGGAGCCGAACACAGGATAGTGACTCACGCTGGTGAAGTCATGGGAAAACTGGATCACGCGCCCGCGCTCCAGATCGGGTGCGTGCTCGGTGATGAAGCGAATCTCGGCCCGCGGCGTCCCGGTCAGCGAGGCGCGCCGGTTCCGAATCTCGCGGGCAGTGTCCGTGTCCACGACGCTCCGCAGCACCGTCTCCTGTTCGGTCTTCGGCCCGTAGGCGGTTTCCAATGCCTTCTGCGCCAGTTCGCGCGCGCGCACGGGCGAATGGGGCGGGATGGTCGTGCCGCTGATGTCGCGAACGGGGTCGTGTCCGAACAGTGACGCTGCGTAGCGCGGCGTCCCGGCGTTGAGTCCATCCGCGCCGGTTTCCCACTTCAGCTTCAGCGTGCCGCCCGCGATCACGAAGTAAACGTTCTCGGGCTCGACCTCGAAGACCGAAGAAGCGGGGACCGTGATCGAGGCGTCCGCGTAGGTGAATCCGAGAGTCGGCCCGATGCTCGTCAGCTTGTTGGTGCCGGTGCCGAACAGCAGCCCGTCCGTGACACCGGCAGGCGTTCCCGTCACGGTGAACTTGAACTTGTTCGTCGTAGCGTTGTACGTGACCGCGAAGGCAGCAGCCGGGGCCAGCGCGTTCATCTTCGCCGCGATGTTCGCGCAGAGCGCGTTCGGATCGTCGTAGTAGTGGCCGACGTCAATGGTGGCTGCGTAGGTCGTGCCGCCATACTTGAAGTCCAGCTTCGTGTTGAACGATGCGACGATCTCGAAGCAAGGAGCCACGGCAATCGTGATGCCGCCGCCCGCCACCGAGCGCATCTGCGTCTGAGCTTCCAGCGCCAGCGCGCCGAGCGAGACGTATGCCGCGGCCGTGAGCGTGCAGGTATGGTCCGCGCCGTCGTGGAAATTGATGCGGTCGTTCTTGCTGGCGATGACGACCGTGTTCCCGTCGCGGATGTTGCGGTAGAAGAAGCCCGAACTGCTGTCGGACGGCGAGAGCCGACATTCGTGCAGGTACGTTCCGGTCTGCTCGTCGTAGCCGTAGGGGATTCGCAGCGCAGTGATTGCCGCGGTGTCCGGCTGCATGAACAGCGCGGGCGTCGGCTCCGTGATGTGGTCCAGCCCGAAGATGAAGTCGTAGTCGCTCGCGCTCGCACGGCGCCACGGCACGAGATGCCACTTGTCAGTGAACCGGGAGATGTACGGCTGGCAGAATGCGTCGCCAGCGATCTCCTCGATGAAGCTGATCACGTCCATCGGCTGAGTCACCGCGATGGCATTGACCATGTCCGAGCCACGCCAAGTCTTCAGCAGGTCGCGCGCGAGCACGAGACTGCCGAACGTCGAGGACCCACGCTCCACGTTCGACAGACTCTGTGCGCCGTAGGTCACGAGCGCGTGCGTGATGATGTCGCAGGGACGCTCGATCAGCGCCGACGCGACGCCCGTGTAGTCGCCGCCGCCGTTGTCCTCGTAGCCGTCCAACGTGACGAAGAACGTGGAGTCCACGCGCGTGATCGCGGGCACGGGGTAGTTCAGCCGATGCCGCGACTTGATGCCTTTCTGGTGCGGCTCCGGAGGGAAGGTGAACCGCGCGGCGTGGATGACCGGCCAGTCGGGACGGATTCGGCAGACGATGCCGATGTAGAACAGGTTCAGCGACACACCGGCCGCGGCAGCCGTGAAGTAGAGACGCCAGATTTTCCCCTGATCACCGAAGTCGTAGGGAGCGTTCGGGAGCGGAAACGCGCCCCATCCGGGCGGACCACCGGCGTATGGCGCGATGAAACACGATTCTCCGCGCGGCGTTGCCGAGCCGGTCGGAGTGTAGTTGCTGCTGGCGACTCCCTCCTCGACGCGCAGGCGCACATTCGCCATTGATCCGACGCTGGTGTAGCCGAAGACGAGGAAGGCTTCGCGCAGCGAGCCCGGCGAAGGCACCGAGGGGAAGTTGAAGCGGACCTCTTTGAAGCCCGCGTCCCAGTCCAGCCGCGCGTAGCTGGTGTCGTTGTACGGATCGAGCGCGCTGCGCGGAGACTCGACGTTGTTGGCACCGACGAGCACGATGTTCGAAGCCGGGATCGGGAAGAACGTGTTGAACGGGTCGTCGTCGGTGGTGGTGATGTCGTCAATGTCGAAGCCGGTCCCGCTGGCACCGTTCACGATGGTGCCGCTGTTCGGGTCCACCTGCGCGAGCCGGTCGCCGATCAGGATGTACGGCGTGCAGCCCTTCGTCTGATCGTGGAACGTCTTGCACGCGTGCCCGGCGAACAGCACCTGACCCTTCTCGGTGGCGTTGCCGCGGCCGACTTTCGTGACCACACCCTTGAAGGCGCGGCGCCCGCCAGCGACCGACACGATGCCCTGCTGGAAGTCCCCGTAGTTGCTCGCGGGCGGGCGCGCGGGCACGTCGCGCAGCGCGCCGTAGCAGGTCGGCAGCACGGACCCGAGGCTCGTCTCGGGCGCGCGCGGGAAGCGGTCCTTCGAGACGATGATCGGCGTCATGCTGAAGTTGTAGTTGCGGCGTTGCAGGCAACTGAACAGCACCGCGTTCTCTTCGACGTCGTAGTTCTGGATCACGCCCTTGAACACTTGGAAGGCGTCGGCGAAGTCCGAGAGCGACGTCTCCCACAGGTAGTACGTCACGGTGGCGCCGATCCAGCGGAACGCTGCGATGTGGTCCATCAGGTCATCGTTCACTGCCTGAGACGCCAGCTTCCGGCGCGCCATCGTGAACGACGTCGAGCACAGTTGCACCGTGTTGCCGTTGAAGTCGCCGGGCGCTTCGATGTTCTCCGCCTCGGTGATGAACTGCTCCCAGTAGACGCCGTCCGGCGTGGCGAGGTCGAGCGACGACAGGTAGAGCGTCTCCGCGGACGGGTCGGAAATCTCGACCTTCACGAGCAACGCGCCCTGACGTGTGTGACTGCGCCACGCAGCGAGGAAGTTGGCGGTTGCGGGCGAGGCCATCAGGGGAGCTTCTCAAGTGCCATCGTCGCGTTCCACAGACCCGGCGCCGCCCAGATGTGATTGCTCTGGAAGGAGTCCTGATACAGCCGGACCTCGTGGACTTCGTCCTGCGGGTCGAAGTACGCGAACGGGTTCGGCTGATCAGCGACCGCGTTCAGCGTTGCACGCTGCGCGTCGGTGATGGCATTCAGCGGCAGCGTGAACCGCCGCGAGTCACGGCCAACGCGCGTCACCACCGGAGCGCCCGAACCCATGATGAGGCGCGTGGTCCGATAGAGACGCTCGTTCTCGGCGCCGGGGTTGTAGAGGAACCCGGGGTCCCAGTCGAACTTGCCGAGATGGAAGCGTCCGAGCGATGCCGCCCCGGCAGAGTCCAGATGGATGCGGAAGTAGCGCGCGTTCACCGTCACAGGGACTCCTCCGCTGGTGAACACGAGTCCAATGTCACGCTGACCCAGAGGGATACTCAGCGGCCAATCTCCCGGCACCGACGTCCACGAGGACGGTGCCGTCGGAGGATAGCCGTTCACGCTCGTCGAATACTCCACGAGGCTGACATTGTAGAGTCCGACGTCGCCGGGGAAGAGGATTCCCATGTTCAGCAGCGCGATCAGTCCGACAATGTGATTCGCTCCGAGGTCCACGTCGTACTTGAAGTCTGATCCGAAGTCCACGATGTACGGCGTGTAGCGGTCAACGTTGAGCGCGTTCTCCATCGGGTAGCCCGCGATCTCGTCGCGCGCGGGCGCGCCGCCGCCCGTGCCGTTCTTCAGCAGCGCCTTCGGCATGTAGTTCGTGTAGCTGAGTCGGACGGTGGACATCAGATGTCCTGCCGGATTCGGATGCGTTTGTTCGCGCGACGATCTCCGCCGAACGGACTGCGCTTCGCCGTGATGAACGACTGCACGTCCAGCGCATACACGTTCGTGATGCTCGGCGCCGCCACCAGCGCGCCACCCTCGCCGCCGCGCGCGCTGCCCGCGCGGGCGCTACCCACGGTGTCAACGACCGTGCCGATGTTGCCGATGCCGCCAGTCAGCAGCGCGCTGGCGAGCTTGATCAGTCCGGCGATGGCAAGGTGCGCGAGAATCTGCGAGATGATCTGGATGATCGAGTCGAGCACCGACTTCATGATCGTCACGATGGCCTGACCGATGGTCTGCGTGTGCTGGAACAATCCGCTCAGCACCGTGTTGATTCCGCTCGCCAGACTGTTGAGAACCGTTTCGAGTGACTGCCTGATGATGTTGCCGAAGCGCAGCGCCTCGCGCATGGCCTTCTTGAAGTTGTCGAGAATGACCATCGGGCTGTGTTCCAGCCGGTCGAGCGCCTTGTCGGTTTCCGTGCGCGCCTTTTCGAGCGTGCCGCCCGTGCCCGGCAGTGTCGGGACCTCCGGATCGGCCAGTGACTTCAGGATCGCCTCGCGCTTGCGCTTGTCGTCCACCTTCTCCAGCACGCGCAGCAGCGTCTCAGCCTTGCTGGTGCTCACGCCGAGCAGCCGCGCAAGCTCCGCGATGTGCTTCTCGCGCTCGGTCGGCTCCTTCTTGTTCGTGAGGTCCATGTCGTCAATGACGCTGCCCGCCTTCTTCGCCGACTTTCCGACAGCCTCCACGGCCTTCGCCACCTGTCCGAGCCACATCGCCGTGCTCTCGGAGAAAAGCTGCGCCTCCTTCGCGGCGCTCGGACCCGCGGGCTTCGCTTCGGCGCTGGCCTTGGAGAACTTCTTCAGCGCGAGAGTCACAGCTTCGACGGCCTTCGGCAGCACGATCAGCAGACCGAACTCCTCGTTCAGCCACTTGATGATGAGTGTCGCAGAGGGGATTGCGAGCGTCTGAAGCGTGACCGACAGTCCCTTCCACTTGTCTTCGAGTTCGACGATGGAGTGGTGCAGCCGGTTCGCGGGCTCGATCTGAGCGGAGATCAGCGAGCCGTTCCTCTTCATCATCGTGCTCGTCTCTTCGAAGCTCTGCGAGATGGCCTTGTTGAACGGAAGCAGCGCCCCGGCGCCGCGGCCCATCAACTGATACGCGACTTCCGTGGCCTTCGCCTGATCCTGCGTGTCCCCGAGGATGCGCGCCAATTCCATGAACGCAGTGAAGGTGTCGTGCGTGGTGATGCCGAGCTTCTTCAGCATCGGGTCGCCCTGCGCGATGGAACGGTTCAGCAGGGACAGCGCCATGTTGAGAACTCCGGCATCGCCGCCGCCAGCCTCAATGATGTGCGAGAGCACCTGAATGTTCTCGGCGGCAACGCCCGTGCGCGCGGCCGTGCGCTCAAGCTGGATCACCACATCCGACAGCGACTTCGCCGCCAGCACGCCGACCGTTGCGAGCGACGCGAGGCCAGCGACCGCGAGCGCGATGATTCCGCCCGGAGACGCCAGCACGCCGAGCGTGCCGGAGAGCCCCTGCGCCGCCGTACCGGCTTCGGTCATGCCGGTCACAGCCTCGCTGAGTCGCAGTTCGCGAGCCGCGGAGCCGGTGGAGGACAGTGCGCGCGTGAGGTTGGAGAACTTCTCGGTCAGCCCCTTGACGCTCGCGCTTGCGGCGTCGCGGGCCTCCATCGCGATGCGGACTTTTTCTTCGACGTCGCCCACGGGCTACCCCTCGATGTAGCCGGACGTCAGAGCATGAACGATTTGAGGAATGCCCATCTGGTCCGGCTTCGCGTGCGTCCGAACAATCTCGGTCGCGATCTTACGATACTTACGCGCGCCACGCATGATGGTCGCGTCAACGGCCAGCATGGCCATCGGGGTCAGGTCGAACGGGCTACGAAGCGCCCACGTCCACCGGCCGTCCACCACCCGGAACGGCGCTGCCATCCGGAATCCCAGAAGCTCCGCTGGCCGCTTCCCCGTTGCCCGTGCCAGTGACCACAGTTCCTCCGCTACCTTCCCGCCCTGCTCCGTCTCCATCACGAAAGGACAGGGCTTCGGCCTCCTTGCTGATGAATCCGGATGCGCGCAGCACCCCGATCAGCAATTCACCGCGATCCTCCACACGCAGAACACGCAACGGAAGTGCGCGCCCCTCGATTCCTGCGTGGTCGAACCGCGGCGAAAGGCAGCCCTCGACGATGATCTGCGGGGCGATGGCTTCGAACGTCGCAACGATTTCGTCCTCCGTCATCGTGGCGATCTTCTCCTGAAGGTTGTCGGGCGTCAGACCCGGCAGCACCTTCAGGATTTGCAGCAGGCGCGTCTCGACGATGCCGCACACGAGCACGGTGACGGGCTGTCCGTCCTTGCGCTTCAGGTGTGGCAGCGTGACGAGGACTTCGGGGAGCGCGACGTCCCCGATGTCGGTGGGCTGTGCGGCGGCAGTGTCGTTCACGGATGCTCCCTTTCTAGACGAGTGCGGCTTCACCGCTGCGGACGCGGATCAGGACGGAGCAGTTGTCCGACGCATTGTAGAAAGCCCGCGACGGGATGGTCTGGATCATGCTCTGATAGCCTTCGACCGGCTCGGTCACGTCGCCGAGCACGATGCTCTTCGCGTGAATCTCGAACTCGCGCGTGCTACCGACGCCGATGATGAGCGGGTGATTGAACTGGAACAGGAGGCCGTTGTCGGGAATCGTTGCGCTCTGCGACAGCACCGCGCCGTCCTTCGAGTCGAACTCGCGCATGATGCGGAAGTTGCACTCCAACGGCCCGTTGCGGAGCGGCCGGTCGGGATACTTGCTCGACATGAAGTAGCGGTCTTCCTGATACGGCTGCGTGATGTGCATTTCGAAGTTACGCGGGCGCGACGTCGAAGGATCGGCCTGATCGGAGCCGTCCCAGTAGTCGCCGCCCGTCAGCGCCACCTGCGTGAACGGGATCGGGTACTCGGAGGCATACACACCGCCCGTCATCGGCGTGACGTCGAACAGCTTGCCGTTCGCCTTGCCCAAGAACGATGCCTCGGCCATCAGGTAGCCGCCCTCGCCACCGCCAGCCTGAGCCGTGAGCGAGAGGTCGGTGAACACGACGCCCGTGATTCGCTGCGTCTTCGTTGCGGTGAGCGCCTTGCCCTCGTCGCAGTCAATCGTGTACGACAGCGCGTCCACGGCTCCCTTGAAGATGTGATCACGCACGCCGGTTTCGACAGTGATCGCGACGTAGTTGCTGAGCACGCCGCGCAGGAGTTCGAGGTAGCCTTCGTATCCGACGCGCGCGCGCAGGCGCCCGCGCACGAGGCCACCGATCGGAGTCAGGTTGCGGCGCGAGATGGTCGTGGGATTCATGTTCGCGTCTTCGATGACACCCGTGACCGGCGTGAGTTCGATGGACGCGATCTCGAAGCACGCAGTGGCGGCGGCGGGCGCGACACCGTAGGTCGCCTCCTTGGCCATCGTAACCCTCGTCTTGTGACCGATGCCCGGATTTGCCACGTGCCTTTCCTCCTACGGCGTGTTGTGGTCGTACTCGAACTGCGCGGTGGCGATCAGAGTGGCAACGGCCTTGCCTGAACGCTGGATCGCCTCGACGTTCAATTCGTAGCTCTCAGCATACAGAGTCTCCACCAGACCATCCAGCACTTCGTTCCGCTGGACCAGCCGAATGACGTCCGAGGCGAGCGAGTTCAGCAGGTCCTCGCCGGACGGAGTGCCGGGGTCCTCGACGATCAGGTGAATCTCGAAGCGCACGGTCGCCTGATGGAACGGCGCCACCTTCGGCACGCTGCTCCACGCGGCCACCGACAGCAGAATGGCGGGCGTGGCACCGGCCCAACTGTCGCTGAAGCCGAATCCGCGCTTGATCGTCCTCGGGTTCGTCAGCCAGTTCGGGTGATCCAGCTTGGCGCTGATCGTCCGCAGCTTCTCGACGAGCGCCTCGGCCACCGTGTTGATCTTCGACGGGCGGCGGGCAGCCATCAGTGGCCACCGAAGACTTCGACCGCGAAGTTCTGCTGCATGATTTTCAGCACTTCGGCCTTCGTGCGCGCCACCGTGTTCCGCATGATGTGACGCGGGCGCAGCGTGACGGACTCTTTCAGGATGAACAGCGGCACGAAGCTCTTGCCGCCCGCGGTGCGGAGCCCGATGAACAGGTTGCCGCGCTTGCTCTTCCCGATGAACGTGCCGGGGATACCCCTCACGCTGCGCCCGGCGTACGCATCCTTCGAGGCGCCGCCCTTCGACAGTGCCCAGATCGTCGGGAGGCGTAGGTAGGGGTTGCCGTGGATCGTGGCGCCCTTCTCGTGGACCGCGAGCACCTTGCTGTTCGACCCGACGATGCCGAAGACCATGTTGAGCCGCTTGAACACTCGCGTCACGACGCTGCGCCGGGTGTTCCCGGTGCGGACGCCGAGCCGGGCGCCCGACGCACCGCGCCAGCCCCAGAAGGGATCGCGCTGCTTCTCGCCGGTCAGGCCGTACTTCACGAGGTCGCGGTACACGAACAGCACCGCGCGCGCCATGCGCTTCGCCGTGACCGTGCCAATGGCGGTCGCAGCCGCGCTCACGCGCGCGCTGTTCGCCGCGGCCGTGCTGCTGAAGCTGATGCCGAGCCCGATGCCGCTCACGAGACGCTCTTGCGTGCGAACTGCTGGATGATGTCCTCGACGTCGCTCGGCAGCGGCGTGCTCAGGAGGACGATGCTGTCGCCGCCCGACGAGATGCTCGACCCGCGCGCGATCACGTTCTTCCGGTCCATCAGGTAGGTCTGCGTCAGCCGGAGGACACCCTGTTCCAGCATCGCAAGCTCCGCGTCGTGCGTACCGACGAGGTAGCCCGCGGTCACGGACAGGCGAATGTTCAGCCTGCCGCGCGGGAAGGCGTCCATCTGGAGGTACACGATGCCGCCCGGCGACAGGATCGCGCCGTCAATGTTCAGGTCACGCCACGTGGTCGGCGAGTCGCGGAACTCCGCGCGCGTCAGCGTGGTCACGGGCCACTCCGGGCTCACGATCTCCGAGTACGAATACGCGTCGTAGTAGCCGTAGCCGCCGCCGTAGCCGTACCCCGAGGATGCGAACGCACGGGGATTCGATCCGCCGTCGAGCACGAACACCTGCGCGCGGCTCTTCAGGACGCGACGTGTGCGGCGGTTGAACACGCCACTCGCCTGATTCACCAGCATTGCGACGGTCGCGTCTTCTTCGTTGTCCGGCAGGTTCAGATAGCTGCGCGCGCGCTCCAGAGTGGTCAGCGCGTAGGTCGCGTCAACTTCGATCACTTCGGACATGACGCTCTCTCCGGAAAAGCGGGCGCCGGTTCAGACGCGCGCTCGGTGCCGCCGCCGCTCGCGCCCGCGGATGGCCCGCGGTGTCCTCCCCGGCGCTTTCCCTACTTGTTGGGGTCCTTCGCCGGGTCCTTGGCAGGGTCCTTCGCGGGGTCGCTGGTCTTCTGCTCCGGAGCTTCGGCCGCTTCGGTGTTGTCGTCGTTCAGCGCCGTCCAGTTCTTGCTCTCCGAGCGCAGCTTCTTCGCGCACTCGACGGACACGGTCACGATGTCGCCGGGCGCAGCCGTGATGGCCTGCGAGAGAACGGCGTCGGTGCCACGGTACGTCACGGAGCCCTTCCACTGAAGTTTCTTCGTGTCAGCCACTTCCACACCGTCCTTTCATCGTGATGCGAGACGGGCGGAAGCCTCGGATTCGCTCCCGCCCGTGCCCGTGTGATCGCGTTCGTAGTGGGATGGACTACTACGCGATGTTGTAACCGAGAGCGACCGTCTTCTGCTGCGTGAAGGAGCCCGCGGTGGTGGTCGGATACCACGGCTCGAAGTCACCGCGGTACGTCCCGACGAACACCACCATGTCGAACTCCGCGTACCGCTGGTCGGCGCGATTGATCGTGAGAGACCGACGCTCGCCGCGCGTGAAGCTCTCGCGGTTCACGTACAGAATCTCGCTCTTCGTCCCGCCCGCCACGCGCACCTTCGTGTTGTCGGTGTCGTTCGGCATGAACTCCGACACGATGACCGGCGACCCGAACAGCACGCCAAGCTGACCCGTCAGGATCGTCGCAGCCGCACCAAGCTGCTGGATCGTCTGGACCAGCATGTTGTTGTTCACGTCCTTCAGCGACAGGAGCTTCACGTACGTGCGGAAGTCCACGATCCACGCACCCTGCGAAGGATCAATGCCGTACACGCCCATGCCCTGCTTCATGGCGAGCAGGTTGTCGCCGTTGAACGTGGTCAGGTCCGTGTTGACCATGCCCGAGATGAGGCTGATCTTGCGGAGCCCGTCCCACGCCTTGCGACGGTCGGTCGCGCCGATGCCGCCCGTGATGCCGTTGTCCTGATGCGTTGCCGCGACGTCGCCGTTGAGGATCGCGTCCTCGATGGCACGCCGCGTGGCCTTCGCGATCTGGGCCAGAATCAACTGGACCATGTTGATCGCGCTGTCCTCCTGCACTTCCGACGTGGCGAGAATGCGCGTGCCGAGCTTCTTCGCCGTCAGGCGCATCTTGCGGGTCAGCGGCGAGGAGCCGGGGATGTGACCGGCCGTTCCGGCGCCGGTCGGATCGTCCGACGTGGACTCAGCCGCGATGTAGTACGAGATCGCGTCCAGACCGAGGACCGGGCTGTCGTAGGTCGGGCTCGGCATCGTGATGCTGCCGAACAGCGCCGCGACCGAAAGCTGCGCCTGAATCAGTTCCTGAAGCCGAGACGACAGCATCGTCGGCACCCAGTCACCGCCCGACGCGGCCGCTCCTTCGTTCAGCCCGCGCTTGAAGTCACCGACCATGCGCTCCCACTGCGGATACAGACGCAGCGTCTTGATGCGCTCCAGACGACTGCCCGAACGGGTGGCGTAGTCGCTGTTGGGATCGGCGCCCATGACGTTGTCGCAGATCAGGAGCGCATCGTTCACAGCCTGAAGCTCCGAGATGCGCGCCTGCGTGTTGTCGTCGAGCGAGGACCGGAGGAAACGCTCCGTGCGCTCCGACAGACCGGGAAGCCCGCGCTTGCCGAGTTCCGCGGCGTAGCCGAGTTCCTCGGGCGCGAGCGTGATGAGGTTGAAGTGTTCGCGGCTCATGCCCTTCGGCGGCGTGAGGCGCAGGTAGAGATTCGACAGCGTCTCGGCGCGCTTCGTCGGATCGGGCGTGAGGTTGGCCTTGATCACCTTCTCGTGATCCGCCGTCATGTCCGAGATGCGCTTCAGTTCCTTGGTGATGTCACCAATCGCAGCAGCCGGAACGTTGCCTTTGCTGTCCGCGAGGGCATTGATGCGTTCCACAACGGCCTTCATGTCGTTGCGGATGTCACCAATCGTGTCCATCGCGGAGAGCGTGAGCGCCGCCGAGCCGCCCGACCCTCCATCGAACAGCAAATTCCGAATTCGGAACACTTCCACTCCTCCTGTTGGACGGTGCGACGCCGCTCGCGTTGGCTTACTGGTGCGAGCCGACCAGTCGTTCGAGCGGCGTATCGTCGGCGGAACGCGCGTCGCTGGACTGCTTCACGTAGTGTGCCACAACTCCTTCGTCGAGTCGAACATTTCCGATCTTCGCTTCCGCGGCAGGCGTGCTCTGCACGTAGTTGAACTCCGTGTCGCTATCCTCGCTCTTGTCGGCGCGGAAGTCGTGCTCACGGACCCACCGCTTTGCATCCGCGGGCTCCTCGAAGCGCGACCGCGCGCAGGCGATCTTCGTGATCGCACCGCGCACGCCGGGCGTTCCGAACATCATCGCGCGCGCGAGCCCGCGCTTCACATCGAGAAGCTCCTGCACCGAGATGGGCTCGAAGCCGATCAGCCGGTCCCGCTGGCGCAGGCGGTACTCATGAAGGGCGCCGCCCGGCTGCGCGAACAGGTCCGAGAGGCGGGTGCCGTCGCCGAGACGCTTCTTCGCTGCGGGAGCATCACCCACGGTGGACTCGCCGCTCGGGTTGTAGAGGCTCGTGCCCTTCTGCCCGCCCTGATAGACGAGCGAGCCTTCGAGCACGGCGGTCACGCCGCCGAAGCCGTATTCGCAGATGCCACCGCGGTCGTAGATGTCACCCGGCAGGTGCTCGCACACGCGGATGTCCTTGCCGCAGATCGAACAGTCCGCGCCGACGCACCGCCACGAGACGCTGTTCTGGCGGTACACACCCATGTCAATCCGGCGCACCATCGCATCGCCCTCCGCGTCCTTCGGGGCGAAGAAGTCCGCCTGCACCCAAAGCTGGTCACGCTTCGGAACGCCGGGCTTCTCGATGCGGACGACGCGCGCGTCGAAGAACGTGCCGACCGGGAGCGTGCGCGTGTCGTGCGAGGTCATGACCGGCTGGCCGGGAATCAGTTCGGCGATCTCTTCGAGCGCATCCTTCGAGAACCGCGAGTAGTAGAAGTCGCGGGCGCTGTTGCACAGATACATGCCGCGGACGTGGATGTCCTCGGCCTTCAGTGCCGTGAGCGCATAGCGATTGATGCTGGCCATCGCGCGGTCGTTGACCTCACGGGCGCCCGCGAGATACCGGGCCTGACTCATTGCGATCAGCGGATGGCTCACGTTCTCCTCGTTACCGCGTGAACTGCGTGACCGTGTGCGGCGCCTGCGCGATGGACGTTCGGCATTCCGTGCAGCGAATCACGTGGCTGTCGCGGTCCTGCACCGCGAGACGCTTGCCATTGCAGCACGGGCACCAGACCCAGACATGGTGTCGGTCGTTCATGAAAGGACCTCTGCCAACGACATCTCGTCGGGAAGCCGCGCAGGAATCAGCAGCGGCTTCTTCGCGCGAGAGTTACTCACAACGGGCAGCAGCGTGCAACGACAATTGATGACCTCGCCTGCCGATCCGGACGGGTCGCCGGGGAAGTCGAGGAAGTCCGAGCCGACGCGGAACGGCTGGTCAATCGGGATCGGCCCGTCCGCCTCCGTCTGCGCGTGCGTCTCGCGCACCGCGTCGTCCTGAGCGGTGAGCCACTCCTTCTCCTCGACAATCTCGCTCTGCTTCCAGCCTTCGAGCGTGCCGAAGTTCATGGCCCCGGCCGTCTCCGTGCGCGCGATGGTCTGTGCGTTGGCGCGCCGGTCACGGAAGACCCCGCGGACGCGCGCCACCAGATCACCGAGGCTTTCGCCCTTGGAGAGTCCGTCGCCAAGCTCATCCATGAGGCGCTCGCGCGTCGTGCCGTTGATTTCCGTGATGGCGTGGCCGCTCTTCTCGTCGAGGAATTTGCGGACCACCGCGTTGTTCATCTGGAAGGCAAGCTCCAGCCCGAGTTCGGCGAGGGCTTCGTCGCCGCTACCCTTGACGATCAGAGACAGCAGCTTCCGCACGTCGCGCTGGTCGAGTTCCTGATCCTTCAGCAAGTCCTGCGCGTCCACGATCAGCCGCATCTGCTGCTTCGCGGCCTCCGCGTTCAGCGCCTCGACGACGTTCGCTTCCTGACGCGTGAAGATCGAGCGCCACGTCCGCAGGGTCATGCGCTCCCACCGCGCGAGCTTCGCGTTGTTGATCCGGCGCTGCTTCTCGCGGGAGATGTTGCGCATCATCAGCCGGTCCATCAGTTCGTGGGCCGCGCGGAGCACCTTCGCGGGCGCGTCCACCTGAGCGCCCTTCGGCGGCACGGCCGGAGGCGGAGGCGCTTCGCCGCTGACCGTCATGTTGAACGGCACGAGCAGCTTCTTCACTTCGGGATCGTCGAGCCGCTCCAGACCGAGGCGGTCACGCGCCTCTTCGCGCAGCAGCACGGGACCGCCAGTCAGTTCCGACAGTTGCTTCGCTTGCTTCAGCCACACTTCCTGAAGCGGCAGAACGTTCGTCAGGTCGAACGCGCACGACAGCGTGCCGCCGAACTGCGGATCGGAAAGCAGCCGCTCGTTCAGCACCGCCTCGACAAGCGAAATGATCGGCTTGATGCAGTTCTCCCAGAACAGCATCAGGTCCGTCATGGCGCCAGCGTCCGACAGCCCCGTGTGCTCCTTCACTCCCATGACGACGGGCGGGATGTGGAAGATCGCGAAGATTTGCGCGTCGGTCAGCTTGTACGTTTCGAGGAACTGCATCTCCTGCTGCGTGAGCCCGGCGCGCACGAACTTGAGCCCGCGCGTGAGGATGAACGGATTGAACGCACCCTCGGGACTCTGGAGCCCGCGGCGGATGTCGTTCTTGATGCGCTCGATCTCGTCAATGCCCACCGGCATGTCGCTCGCGTACTGGCCGGGCACCACGCCGCCGCGCTTGAAGAACTCGTTCTGCCAGCGCGCCGCGTTGCGCTGCGTCTGGTACTGAAGCTGCGCCACCTGAAGAGGCGAGAGTCCGACAGGGCCGTGGTCCGGGTCGTACATCTTGAACTGGACCACAAGCTCGGAAGGGATGTCGGTCTCTTCGCCACCGTAGGTCCAGCGGTACGCCTTGATGGTGCGGCGCGGGCCGGGGATCGGGCGCACGTACTGACCGGGCAGCGCGTAGAAGCCGCGGATGAGCGGCGAGCCCGGCACCATTTCCTTGAACAGATAGCCGTTCCCGTTCAGCATCAGCGACCCGATGATCTGGAGGATCAGTTCGCGGCCGGTGTCGGTGTCGTTCGCGAGCGTCCACACGTCCACGATGTTGCCCGGCTCGCGCTCAAGCTTCACGCGCGTCGGCCCGTCGCCCACGTAGAAGCGCATCGGCAGGGACGCGATGCTGTTCTGAATCTGATTCACGCACGCGTACACGATGGGCACCAGTCGGTACGCCATCGGGAACTGAAGAGCTTCGTCGGGGAGTTCGAACGGTCGGTTCAGCAGCCATTGCGGATAGCCGGGGACCGCGCTGCTCGCAGCACGCGACAGAGCGCCGGGAGCCATCGTGAGCAGGTGCGACTCAGCGGCGGGCGTGACCTCTTCGTACGCAACGCCGCGGCGCCCGAGCAGTCGTTCGATCAGGTTCACGGCGCGCATCTAATCACGCTGCGTGCCGCCGAGCAATGTTCTTTCTCACGTGAGCCGGATCAGCATGGCCTCGCCGAGCGTCCGGTGCGTGTGGACGCAGTAGCGCGCCGTGTCGCAGCCGTGGTCACGGAACTTCAGCGGCGCCTCCTTCGGGTCCTTCGGGTCAATGTGCGCCCGGTTCTTCGGACGCCGGTACGCTCCCATCTCGTCTTCCGTGCGGGTCGGCTCGCCCTCGGCCGCGAGGCGTTCGTCCGTCTCCACCAGCGAGTCGCTCGCGAAGATCATCCGCGTCTGCGGGTCGTTCGGCCGGTCCTCGCGGTAGAACGGCGTCAGCATCTCGTACACGGTCTGGATGCCCGGCCCAACGTCCTTGATGGCCGGGTCGTAGTGCAGCCCGGCGTCGAGCAGCGTGGCGATGTCTTCGGCGTCGTGGTCAGCGACCGACGTACTGAACGGGATGCGCTTCATGGCGAGGCGCTCCTTCTCGTCGTCGGTGCCGCGGCGCCATCCTTCGAGTTCTTCCTGCTCAACGTCCTTGATAGTGCGCGAGTGCTGCGTGACGGTGCGGTTCGTCATGTAGATTTCACGGTAGCGCCACCAGACTCCCTCCGGGCTGATGGCCCACCACTGGTGGACGAACGGGTTGACGTAGCCGAAGTCAACGCCCTTGACCCGGCGCCACGACGGCGGCGGGTTGCCGCCCCACTGGTCCCACGACTTCGGGCGCGGGCGCACGTGGATGAACGGGTTCCAGCAGTCGTACACCTGCCCTTCGAACGCGACCCACATCCCTTCGACGTACCGCTGGCGGTAGCGTCCCGTCATCCGGGTGAGGCGGAGGATGTAGTCGAGCGGCAGGTTCGAGTAGTTGTCGCGCGGACCGCTGATGATGGTCTGCGAGCGGATTGTTCCACGTGGAACGTGACGTCCATCCACCAATGTCTCATCGCTTTGCGACCGCACCACGTGGCTTCCGCGATCCGGCCGGAAGCGCCTGAACAGGAAGTGGTCCGGTGCGTCAGGGTTGCACGCTCCGCCAAGCTGACGGTACGGACCGATGGGCCAGCGCAGGCGCCCGCCGATTGCGTTCCACTCCTCCTCGGTCAGTTCTTCCGCCTGATCCACGTACGCCGCGGTGAAGGCGCCGGAGCGCGCGCGGCCGGGGTTGTCGAGCCCGACGACCAGAAGCTGCGAGCCGTTGGGGTAGTGGACGCACGAGCCGCCGTCCGCGCTCGGCCGGTAGAACTGAAGGTACGCCGGGTGCAGGACCTCGTCCAGCAGGGTCCGCAGGGTCGTCGCTCCCATGTGGGCGCGCTGCTTGCGCGCGAGCACGACACGGGCACCGGGGTAGGCGAGGCACAGCCAGTTCGACTTCTCGCAGATAATGCGGGACTTCCCCTTGCCGTACGCCGACGAGATGATGACCTCGGGCGCGGTGCTGCGAAAGAAGTCCGCCTGCGCCTGACTGTTCGGCGCGAAGACCCATGCCTCGGGCTGGACGCTCACGAAGTCGAGGACGGCGAGGTCGAGGTTTCAACGATGGCAGGGTGGGACGACGAGCCCGCCGTACCAGCTTCATGGCCGGTGTCAGCGGGAGCGTCCCACCCGGTGAAGTCAATCAGCTTCGTCGGCAGCGGCACGCCCGTGTCGTTCTGCTGGCGGCGCGAGTCGCCGTAGCGGTCCATCAGGCTGTTCGCTGCTTCCATGCGGTCACGGACCGTCGAGCCGGGCATCAGCCCGTCGCGCACCGCGATCAGCGTGAGCACGTTCTGAAGCTGGCTCTCCTCGCCGATGGACCGCGCGCGCTGGCGCAGCGTGGCGACTACCGATGCCGCGGGCTTCGGCGCCTTGCGCGGGCGCCCGCCCTTACGGCCGTTCTCCCGGTTCTTGCGCTTGTGCTCTTCCGACAGACCGCGCCGCGGCTTGGGCGGGTCCTCCGGGCGTAGCCACGGGAACCGCTTCTTCGACGCCATGCGGGCAGCGTATCACACGAGCGGTGCTACCCATAGAGCCGCGCGATGCCGGGCTTGCCGAGTGCCATGAAGAAGCGGTGCAGCGCAGCCATCACCCAGTACGATTGTATCTCAACGCTCACGGTCATCATTTGACCGCGAGACATCGAGAGCACCCGCCGCTGGACCGAGGCGACACTCCCGCGCCCGAACAGTCCGTCGAGCAGTTCTTCCATCTCGTGCCGCGCCAACTGGTCCGGCATCTGGACGCGGTCCATCAGGTCGTGCGCTCGCGTCTCCCTGCACGTCAGGCATTCACACCGCGGGCACGGCATCAGGGTCCGACCATCGCACCGGCGAGCAGGTGGTCGGAGTCCAGCAGTTCCATGATCATCCCGATCTTCTCCTGCCCGTGCATGATCCGCTCCGGGTGCAGCCAGTAGGACTGGACATCCTTCGTCTCAGCGAAGCCAGAGAAGAACGCCGAGCGCCATAAAGCGCGGGCTGGCCTCAGTGCATTCATCTCCTGCATGATCGCTTGCGGGATGTCGGCCGCTCTCTTCACGTCCCCGAGCCGCTCGGCCAAGTTCCACACTGCCACGGACACCGCGACCGCGAGCGCGCGGCCCATCTCGCGCTTCGTCACGAGCCCGGCGAGCCCGTCCATCTGATCTTCAACGATTGCTGCCTGCTGATCGTCGTTCACGGTGGAAGTCCTCTCTTTCTTTGTCAGCCGTCCAGCAGATGACGCACGCGCACTTGTTCTGGAGCCGGAGCATCAGGATTCGCTGGCAGGCGGCGCAGTCACACAGCGTTCGCCCGACCTCGATCAGCCCTCCGCATCTACACGTCCATAGCTCCGGTCCCCTGCATCGGAACGTGACAGCGATTGCAGCGGATCAGGTTCACGAGAACTCCTTCCGCGACGACCCCATACAGCCACCGCACATGCAGCCTCCGAGCAGCATGATCATCAGCGTCAGCCTGCACTGGGAGCAGTCGCAATGGATCGAGCGGTTCCAGACCATCCCTGCCCGCCAACGCGCGCCCGCAATCACAGCGGTATTTGTAGCCTTGCCTGTACGGAAGGTGGCAGTCGGGACAGCGCATCAAGGGCCGTCGCAGACCTTCTCCCACTCGCGGTCCAGATACAGCTTCGTCAGCTTCAGGTCCGGGTTCTTCTGCCCGCGTTGCGCCTTGATCATCTGGAGGCGTCGCAGTCGCTCTCCCCCGAACTTCTCCACGAGCCAGTCCCACTGTTCCCCTCCTTGCGCGACCTCGTGCCACCAGTGATGGCATCCTTGGCACAGGCAGATCAGATTGAGCAGCAACCACTTCATCCGCTTGATGCTGCGCGTGTAGATGTGATGGCAGTGCAACACGACGCCACCGTTGCCATCCGCTCCACCGCGACCACAGCGTTCGCACCTGTAGCCCGCGCGCGTTTTCACGATGCGACCCGCCAGAGCGTCCAGTTCACGCTCGCTTGGCGGCTCGACCATGTGGAGCGGGAGCCTGTCGCTGATGACTCCCACAGATTTACGCGCTCGGCGGATTCTCCGTGGCATCGGTTGACCCTTCGGTTTCTTCAGGTTGCGTGGCAACGAGACGAGAGGTTCCACGTGGAACATTCCTGTGATCGCGACAGCGCACCATCCTCCCGTCCCGCATCAGGTGGTAGCCGAGATGACGGTGCGACTCGATGGGCCAGTCGAGCCCGAACTCGGCGAGTTCCTCCATCCACGCGTCGCACACCGGCAGGACGGACCGGGCGAGCCGCGGGCGGGATTTGCGCAGCAGTTCGAGGACCTCGGACGGGCCGATCTTGGCGCCGGACATCAGCGCCTTCGTGATCGTTCCGCACAGCTTCGCCCAGTCGGGATCACCGCCGACCTCGCGCAGCTTCTCGACGCTGCCTTCGGGCATCCGGACGAAGTCTTTCGCCTGACGGTCACGAACGTCGTTCCCGCGCTTGCGCTTCACGTCCAGCGCGAACTCCACGGTGGCTTCCAGCCGGGAGAGCGTCGGATGGCCAGCCTCGCACAGACAGCGTGTGATCGCAGCGGCCCAGACGTCGAGTTCCAGATGGCCGAAGCGTTCCCACAGGGCGCCGACCCGCTCGTCGGTCAGATCGTCGAGACGCTTCGTGCCGTTGAACAGCCGGTGGCATTCGTTCGCGAACTCAGCGCGCCTCATGGTCCTCCTCCTCAACGAACGGCTTGCTGCCGACGTACTCGTTGTAGACGCCCATCAGCAGTGCGAAGCCATCGAAGTCACCATCGTGCGTGCGCATTTCCGCCTTCTCGATGATCCACGCCTTCACGTCTTCCCATGAAGCCCGAAGCCCGTGCTCTTCAAGGTATCCCCCGTGCTGGTAGCACTCCAGACCGATCACGAATGCAAGGCACGTCTTGAACGGATCGGACCCGAGGCGGGCATGGTCGCGGTGCATTTGTCCGCGGTGCATCAGACCGGCAGCGAGCACGGCGTTCGCCTCCTCGACGCCGAACCGCGCAGCGAACAGCTTGCCGACGCTGCTGTCGGGCAGATCATCCAGCTTCACGTTCGACCTCCTCCCTCTCGATTGCGTAGCGAGCTTCGGCAACGCCCGCCGCGAGTTCCGCCTCCTCTGCCGGGTAAACATCCCGATGCGCAAGGTGCTGCGCCTCGGAGAAGCGGAGCGACGCGACGGTCAGGCGCCGCTGGCCGTCGAGCAGGTCGTTCCACGTTGCAATGCTGTTCTCGTCGAGTGCCTCGATCAGATCGGCGACTTTCATTTGGGCCACTCCACTTTCACCAGAGGCACGGCGCTCACGGTCATCGAGTCTGTCGGAGCGCCGCTCGAATGGCGCACGACGATGACGAATGGCGCGCTGCATAGGAAGAACCCGAGCAACAGCACGATGATGATGAATGCGGCACTCCACTTGATCATTCCAGCCTCGCTTTCTGCGGCGCGATCCGATCCGGGCCACATAGATCGCTACTTGACAGCAGACGAAGAAGGGCATCGAGCAGGGTATGCCCGCCATAGCTGTATCGGCCGCTCCGGGCTTCTTCGAGCGCGATCACGAACATCTTCGCGTTGTCGCCGCGGATGAACACGCCCGGCCAGTCATCGCCGAACTGCATGACGCCGGTTTCCGCCCTTCGCTCTTCGGTCATTCCGGCTTCCTCCGTTTCCCGTTCCGCGCCGCGTGGCGCAGCGGCCTGCTGACCTTGCGTCGGGCGATGCGCTGCTCCTCGCAACATGAAATGCACAGCGGCGGATCGGTCCCTTCGACGACGCCCTCCTCGCCGCATGTGGAGCATTCGACAGCGACGAGCCTGTCGGGGTCCATCCCTCCGAGCCAAGCCAGCAGTTCGTCGCGCAGGTCCATGTCCGCATCAGCACCGGCCTCGTCACAGAGAACGCGCCACCAGCCGTCGTCACGCAACATGGCGCCGATCTTCTCGATGGCCTTCTTCGCGCCCTTCACGATGAGGAAGCGCCGTGCTGCTCCGTATGCTCTCTGCATTGATTCCATTCACTTCCTCCCGAGCGGCGCCAGCATGTCGCCCAGCGATACAACGCGGCACTCGCCGATCTCGTCGAAGTTCCCCATGTCGACAACGCCACCAGCTCCGTCTGGGCCCAATACACGATCAAACTGAACAACCGCGATCAAGTAGCCGCCGCGCTCAAACGGGCCGGCGTTCCGACTGCGGTCTATTATCCGCGAAGCCTGCACGAGCAGCCGGCCTATATTGGATTTCCGGTGGTTGCATTGGGCCTGCCCGTGGCCGAAAGACTGTCGCAGCGGGTATTGAGCTTGCCTTTCCATCCCTACCTGGATGCGACGACACAGGACTACATCATCGATCAATTGCGCGCGGCGGTCGCTGTTTGTTGAACCCGCGTCCGCGAGAGCGGCATAAATGCGTCACCGAATCACGCAGCATGATGGACGGCGCTATTCGCTGAAGCGCGACGACCTTTCCTGGCAGGCGCTGGAGGCCGTGGCGCGCGCCGACAAGCGACGGGACCTCGCGGCGCTCAGCGGCATTTGGACCGGCAAGGCCGATGGGCGTCCGCGACCGATCGGGTTGCCTGCCAAAGCTGTCAACGTTTTGAACAGCAGGCCGTTGAATGCTCCGGATATCCAAGTCGTCGGCGAGCCCGTGGCACCCCATCAGCAGCGATGGTGCGAGACTGCCGATGCCTTGATGGCCAACCCCGCTGCCGCGCTGCCGGATGTCGGGTGA